CATTTCGTAAATGGTGAAGGATTTCGTGACTAAATAATTGTAATACGTTAATACAATAATATAAACAAATAATATAGGAGAATAATATGTCTATTGAAGCTTTGAAAAAGCAATCCAACCTCTCATCTCTCATTGATGAGTACAACAAACAAACAACCCCCGAAACCAGATCCTTTGATGATGATCGATTCTGGAAACCAGAATTGGATAAGTCTGGAAACGGCTATGCCGTAATCAGATTTCTTCCTGCACCGAAGGATGAAGATGTGCCTTGGCAGAGAATGTTTTCTCATTCTTTTCAAGGGCCAGGTGGCTGGTACATTGAGAATTCATTAACCACTATCAACAAGAATGATCCAGTAGGTGAAGTGAATCGTAGACTTTGGAACTCAGGTTCCGAAGCAGACAAGGAAACTGCCCGCAGGCAGAAACGTAAGTTGTCATATTACACCAACATCTATGTGGTGACAGATACCAAACATCCAGAACATGAAGGTAAAGTTTGCCTTTATAAGTTTGGTAAGAAGATCTTTGACAAGGTTATGGAAGCCATGCAACCTCAGTTTGATGATGAGGAAGCAATCAATCCTTTCGATTTATGGAAGGGTGCGAACTTCAAGTTGAAGATTCGTAAGGTAGATGGTTTCTGGAACTATGACAAGTCAGAGTTTGATGCTGTAACTCCACTTTTGGATACCGATGCTGCATTGGAGAAAGTGTACGATGCAGAGTATCCATTGAAACCTTTTCATGAAGAGTCGAATTTCAAGTCTTATACGGATTTGAAAGATAAGATGGAACGTGTATTAGGGCAGGAGCATGACAATCGTACTGCTGAACAGGTTGCATCTGATATTGAGGCTGATGACATTCCATTTGATGGTGGGAAACCAATAACTGGTTCATCTGATACTATGGATTATTTTGAGAAGTTAGCAACTGCTTAACATCCTCTGAAGTACTTTTGACTGATTGGGTTTACTGAATTTGAAGCCGCAATCATTGTAGAAGAAGAAGGTGAATTATTAACAATGGTGGTTGGAGCAAACATTTCTCCACCACCACCCATTCCTGACATTATGTTAGCGGTATCTGATGCAGGAATAACTTTTGCAGGAGATGCTGAAACTACTATTTCAGGCCCAGATTCACCTACCATTGCCATACCTCCAGCCAAAATTGTTCCACCTAATGCCATTCCTGCAAGTCTCTTTTTAATTTGTTCAAGTTCTTTTTTCTCATCTTCTACTGACCAGTTTGTTACTCCTGAACCTTCCTCTATAATCTTTTCCAGTTCTGCTCCTCTAGCTTTAAGATCCTCTTTACCCATAGTTTCAACATCTCCACCAAACATCCAATCATATAATTTTGCAGGCATTAATTTTTTGGCTATTGCACCGAAATCAAAACTCAAAAGTTCACCAAACCACTCAGCTATACTCGCTATAGCATCCACTATTAATGTTGATATTTTGAAATCCTTATCGCCTGGTTTTTTCCATCCAAAAAATTCCATAACCCAATTTATTGCTTTATCAATAGGCATAAAAAGAAAATCCATAACGGATACCACACCCTTTAATAATTTTTTAAATGCGTCTGGTTTAAATTGAAATAATTCTTTTACAAAATCTATTGCATCAAAAATTGCTGTTCTTATAATTTTAACAAATTCTATGTCAACAAGTGCATCTGTTAAAGGTTTTAAAAACTCGAATTTTTCTCCCAACCAATTTAATAACCAATCTATACCATCTCCTATCAAATCCATTAAATCAAAAACAAAAAAGTCTAATAAACCTTTTAAAGCTCCAGATATAGCACCCATAAATTTATCCCATATACCACCACTTTCAGCATTCCAACCATCAATAGCTCCTGAAATTCCAGCCCAAACTCCCATCAAGAAGGTGATAGGATAGAACAATCTTCCAAACAATTTTAATATACCTTTTAAAAATTTAAATACCGCTGTCATTTTACTTACTCTTCCCACAATAGCAAAAGCTTTCATTATTGGTGCGAAAAGAGCCCGTATGCTTTTTATCCAACGCCTTACACCTTGAAGAAATCTACCTACTGTACTTCTTCTGCCAAAAAACATAATAAGTCGAGTAAAAATACGAGCTAAACCTCCTCTTGGACTAAGAAATGTTTTTAGATAATTTACCATTCTTGTTAATGGCCCAATTTTTCCCCCACCTTTCATAAACATAATTAATTTTTCAACACCTAACCAAGCTCCAAGTCTTGTTATAAGTGTCCACATTACACCCATACCAGTTGTAAATTTTTCCCATGAAGCTTTTATATCTTCATACATTTTTTTAATATCTTGTTTTGATAACCAATCAAATAATAACCAAAGAGCTCCAAGAGCAGCAGCTTTTAATAACCATTGTATTATACTCATTGCAGCACCTGCCATTTTTGTTTTCTTATCTTCCCACCACTTATGTACAGATTCTTTCAACTGCATTGCTCTCTTTGCAGCTCGTTCCGCAAAGTCTTTATTCCAATCTCCAAGAGTTAATAATCCAGCTAAATTTGCTTCAGACCTTAGATTTGATGCTAATCTTGCCTCTTCTTTTACTTCCTTGTCTCTTTTGTCCTTTTCATCTCTTTTGTCTTTTTCTTGGGCTAACAGAAAATTACTCTGTTGTGCTTGCAAGTCATCAGCAGAATATTCTAATCCTTTATTAAAATCTTTTAAAGCTTCATCTTGGAAATCTGCATCAGTAATACCCTGTGCTTCCAGTTCATCGAGAAAGTCCATTTCCCGCTTTTTTTGCTCATTTTTGAGCTCTTTATCTCTGTCTGACCTCCTTTTTAATTGTTCTGCTTCTCTTTTAGCTAGTTCAAGTGCTTCCTTCTCGCTTTCTGACAGTTCATCTTGTGTATCGCCTTGATTTTCAAGTTCTCCTAAAACTGCATCTGTTGTTTCTTCTTGATTTTGTTGACTTTCTAGAGTTTCTTCCTCAATATTAATTTGATGCTGTTGAAGTTCCTCACCGCTGCCCATTGACAAATTAATCTGTTCAATCCCATGAGTAAAAAGTTCTTGAAGTGCAGTCTGCTTTACAACAGTTTTACGGTCTTTTACTTTCTCTTGTCTTTCTTTTTTCTCAAGCTTCAGATCTTTTTTTTGCTGTCTATCTTCCTTTTCCTGAGCAGCTGCTTGGGCATCCTTTATATCTGTTAATAAAGCATTAGTTTTTCTAGTTTCAAATTGTGGATCATCAGCCATATTGATTTTTCCTATTTTGCTCTTTTATTTTGTCGTTTTCTGCTTTAACGTGAGCGATTAATTTATCAATGTAAATATCCCTTTCCCACGGCAACATATTTTCTATTTCAGTTATACTCCAATGATGTATTTGCACCATACTAAATATAGTATCATAATATGTGCCTAAACTAAAGTGTGAAAGGGCTACTCGAAAAAAGATTGAATTCCTCGTAAAGTAACTGTTGACTTTACTTTAGTTTTAGGATTTGTTACTTTTATATCATGTTGAAGTCTTGGCATAGTTTCAAAGAATTCTTGAATTTTTCCAAATTGATCATGGGTTAAACTTTCAAGAAATGTCATTTTTTCTTCCCATTTATAATCTTGAGCATCATGAACTTCTTCACCTTCCCAAATTTGATACATACATTCTGCAACCATTTTAAATAGTTGTGAAGTTGCTTTTCCTGTATCTAATATAGCATGCTCCTGAATGAGATCCATAGTTGGATATGCCATTAAAACTCCAATAGTATCTGTTAATTCAATTCTAGCATTATGTTTTTCATCCATTTCAATATTGATTTTTGTCAAATCAACTTCAACATCTACTGTTGTTTTTTCATCATCTGGACAAATTATTTTTAATTTAGCAATTTCTCCAACAGATTTTGCTCGTATATTTAGAAAAATGTATTCTATGTCAAATACTGGCAGTTTATCAACTGCTAATTCTTCTATTACACAACTTTTAATAAGATTCTGAATTGCAGCATACTGTGCTTTTTCATCTCCTGTTTCTTGTGCTATTAATAAAAGTTTTTCTTCTTTTACCAGAAAAGCTCTATATGTAATTACCTCATCAGTTGAGGGAATGTTTAGCTTATATTCTGGTACGTTAATTTTCGGTAAACTCATAATATTCTCACTATTTTAATGTTAAAATTATCCCAACATATTTGACCCTTTTGATAAAGGCCCTGTAGTTATTCCTTGACCTATCGCACCTGTTAATGGGCCGGATAGCTCTGGTGGTAGATCTTCTATGAATGGTAAACCATCCTTTTCATTTCTAAATTCTCCTATTGCAAGATTAATAGTACTACGATTCCCAACATTACCCATCTTGAAGGTATTCCATTTCTCATATTGCCATGTTACAGTAAAGGTAGCAATATTACTACCTCCATCATGAGCAAGGTCTATATTAGAAACTAGTTGCGGCCAACATTTAAATATTCTGACCCCATAATTTCTCCTAAAATCGACTGTTGGTATTTTATTTGTCCCCATTTGGCCTTTACTTGTAGCCTCCTCCTTACCTGTCAACTTATTAAATTCTTTTGTTCCTTCTTTGATTTTTTCACTAAGATCTTTTGCCCATCCTTGTGTTGGGTTTTCACCCTCATCTACTTTAGGTTTATCAATAGTAGTTCCCGATGCCATAGTTGTACGAGTAAAAACATCAAAATCAGCAGTATATTCATTATAAAAATTAAAGTTTCCAGTTAAGTCGTTGTAAATTAATTTTTGCCAAGCATCAAAATAATTCTTAATATCCATCGTACCATCACAATAAAATTCAGTTGTTAGTGTTCCATATTGAATGTTTTGTGGCATAAATTGTGGATGGTTATATATTCGATTGGCTGCAGGATTGAATGATTTATCTGGTATTGCTACTTTACTACAGAAGAGATTCATTTTCTGTTCTTCTCTTTTGTATTGTTGACCTTTAGCTTTTTCCCACAACAGACCAGATGATTGTTGTGCTGCGAACCACAGTTTCCTAAACTCCGAATCAGTAGATTTATTCATTATATGAGTTTGCCAATCCAAAGAACCAGTTTTTACTAGACTATGATTTGTTCCAGTATTTCCACCACCTCGTGGCCCCCCACCAACCGCAGTTGCTTGATTTATACCTCTGGGCATTTGAAATTCTACTTTAAAATTAGCAGGAATTGTAAAACCTTCACCTTTACCAACAACGGAACGAATAGTTTGAACTTCACCTTTTGCATCTTTAGTTCCTGCAGCGATTCTATCTTTCTTGTCCAATCCTATTAAGGCACCAACCCCTGCGAATGCCCCTTTCGTAAGTAGCCCCCTTGCTCTTTGTTTACTGACACTAGTACGAATGTCATATTTTCCTATCTTTACCCCATCTCTGAATATTGCCATGTTTTACCTTAATAGAATTTTTTTGAATCTGTCCAAACAGTTTTTTCTCCTGCACCTTTAAATTTTTGTAGTGGTAGTGCCGCCGCATAACTCCAATCATTACCACTAATACCATAAAATCCTGAGCCCATAACATTACTGAATAAGTATCGTTTGATACAAGGTTTTGCTGGTTTAAAACTTGTTATAATGCTATATGATAATTTTAATTTATAGTTTTCATCCATATTTTTAGCAGCACCAGCACTCTTAATTAATCGTAACATTAAACTTATACGGTCATTCGGTGGAAGATAATGCAAATTGATACCATAGAACCCATTAGCTGCATAATCAAAAGGAAAAATTAAAGGCCATACATCCCAATACGGCAATATGTCTTTCCATTTTGCATCATATTGGAATAGATACAATCTACCAATTTTAGGAAGTTTATCAATTCCAACATTCCTTTCCTTCATAATTTCATCTCTTGCAGACTTTGCTGGAAATGCAGCTCTACGAGTTTTCTTGACTATAGATTTAAACCAATCTACAGCCTTCTTACTCTTTGCACTTACTGATGCTAAAAAATCTGTTACTACACTATCTGCCATACATATATTTAGTCGTTTGAAGGTGATCTTCTGTAATTATTAAAAATTTCCATCCATGCTGTTTGCATATTTTTTGTGCTGCTGCCCATTTTGCTTTATTACGATGCCATTCTGTGGTTTCATGCATGAAGGATTTGGTAACTCTTTTTGTTGGTTTAGGTGGTCTGGTAAACTTTTTTGGTTTAATCTCCACCATGAATTTGTCACCATTCTTTGTCTTAATATAGAAGTCAGGAAAATATCTATGCTGTTTGTTATCTAATGGTGAGATGTACGGAACTATAAGTTCTTCTGAGCCCCATTCCACAATGTCATTGTTTTCATCACAATAGACCATGAACTTGCGTTCCCACAAAGACCTATAAATAATATTAGTAATATCCCCTTTGTATTTTTTTCGATTAGAGGGGCGAAATTTACCCTTGTATGTCATATAAATAATTAGAAAGACTTCACAGGAATATTTATGCAAAATTTCATAGCACAATCTATGCGAAAAGCAGGACTCGCACCCAGCAATAAAGTTACCCCAACTTCACCAAATGGTGGAAATGCTACTAAAATTACTAATGAACCATTAGCACATATGAATGTTGAAGGGAAATATGCCTATTCTTCACTCTCATATCCTCTTGACCTTCAATCTAGATCTGATTTGGGACATTATATGATGTTCTATGTTAATATTCCCAATAATACTGCATACGGGCAATATAATAGTGTGGGAAAAGATGAAGAAGCTCAAGGTCATGCTGGAGGTACAAAAGTACCTAAACAAAATGAAGCACAAAAAGCAATAACAGATAATTTGGAAGGCTATTCTGTAGGTGCTGGAACGGCTGGAAGTTTTGATACAAAAGGAAGATCTTGGAAAGCAGGAGAACAAGATAAAGTATTGTATAGAAAACCAATTGATGGCCTATTTCCAAAAATGACTAAACGAACCAATGATGCTATAACTTTATATATGCCTAACACAGGTATTACATCACAACATACTCCACAATGGGCTGCTTCAGAAATGGGTACAAATGTTGGAGAAGTGTCAAAAACAGCAGCTGGGATGGAATCTAATATGTGGGGAGGATTATCAAAAATGGCAAAAATAGGCAAGGATGTAATAGCAGATGCTGCTACGGGCATGGCAGGAGGAGCTATGGGTGGCGGTGATTTGAAAGGGATTAGAGATAAAATGTCAAATCAAGCAGAAAATAAGTTTTTAGAAACATTTTTTAAAGGGATTGATATGCGAAAATTTCAATTCTCTTGGCAATTTAGACCAAAAAGTCCCGATGAAGTATTTGAGGTTCAAAAAATTATTAAAACTTTTAAATTTCACTCATTACCAGAAATGCCTGAGAGATATGGTAGATTTTTTACAGTACCAGCTACATGGGATATTTTTTATATGTATAGGGGAGATGAGAATCAATGGATTAATAAAATTGCAGCGTGTGTTTGTGGTGGTGTTAATATAAATTATTCACCAACTGCATGGCAAACATTCAGACCAATAGAAGGAGAACAGGGAGCTCCACCTACTGAAATAGATATGCAGCTGGAATTTATGGAAACCAGAATTATTACTAAACGAGATGTATTAGAAGGATTTTAAAATGTCATATTTTAATAAATTTGGAACAATATTATATGATCCTGTTGGGGATGGCTCAGCAAAACTTTGTACTGACATCATGAGTCGTGTTCGTATAAGAGCTAGTATGAAAAAAGAAATTGTTATGTTAGACCCATATAATATTAAAGAAAATGAAACACCTGAAATAGTTGCTGATAAACATCATGGGAGTCCATATTATCATTGGGTTGTTATGTTACTAAATGATATATCTGATGTAAACCATGATTGGGTTAAATCTACTCGACAACTGCAAAAATATCTTTTAAGCAAATATACTGAAGCTCAACTTACCGAAACTCATCATTTTGAAATATCACAAACCTCTGGTGATACTACTACTAAAATTGAAGTTGAAAATTCCACATATCCTTCTGCTTCAATAGTTACTAATTATGAATATGAAGTTGCATTAAATGAATCAAAAAGAGAAATTGATTTATTAAGAAACGATTTTCTTACATTTTTTGTAGATGAGTTTCAAAGTTCAATATAAAATACTATGGCTGATAAGAACTTATTTCAAAATGCTGGAGATTATACTTTAGATGGTGTTCTTATAGTAGGAAGTTCGGGATGGAAAATAAATGTCCTTGACCAAATTCAAGAATTAAATATCTATCAAAGTCTTGATGCTCCTTATATGTCTGGTAATATTATGATTGCTGACTCAGAAGGAGTTGCAGAAAAATTACCATTTTTAGGTCAAGAACGATTACTCTTTATGTTGCAAACTCCTAGTCATGGAGGTACAATAAATTTTAATGAATATCATGCAATAATTTATAATGTAGAAACTAGATTTCATTCTTCTATTAGAGAACAAAATCTTGTTATAAATTGGACTTCCCTTGAACATTATAAAAATATTCGTACCAAAATATCTGTTTCTTTTAATGGAATGATAAGCGAAATAGTTGAAGAAATATTAACAGATAATAATTACTTAGCAACAAATAAACCAATAAATATTGATGTTACTAAAAATATTAGAAAATATGTAATTCCAAACCTTAATCCTTTTCAAACAATAGAACTTTTAAGAAAAGAAGCTGTAAGTGCTGAAGAACAAGCTCCACATTATTTATTTTATGAAAATCCAAATGGGTTTCATTTTAGGTCATTAGATAGTTTAATCGGTTCTCAAGGGGATTTATCTGTTGATCATAAAAGAACTTACAAATTTGAGCCCCCACAAGAAAACGAACCACCAGAAGATACAGTTACAACTATATTACATTGGGAAGTTGAAGATAATACAAATAATTTTCTAAGTACAAAGTGTGGTATGTTTGGGTCTACTCTTTATTACCATGATATATTTAACAAAAATATTCAAAAATTTGTATTTGATTATACAAAAGATTCATTTGCTATAAGAAATTCCACAAATCAAGAAAATAAAGGATCCGGCCCTCTTGTTTCACAAGGAATAATTGATAAGAAAAAAACAATTACAGAATTTCCAGACTCAAAAATATTTGTACATCCTACAGCTAGTGATAATTTACATTCTTTTGGTACTGATAATAATGCTGAAGAATGGTTACAAGAATCAATTTCCAGAGAATTAGAACAAGAATATTTTACATTAAAAATTGAAACATATGGAAATACTGATGTTATGGTTGGAGATATGATTAATGTTGTTATACCATCAAATAAACCAATAGGTGAAAGTTCTGGAACTGAAGCTATTGATCCAATATTGTCTGGTAGGTATTTGATTACAAGTTTACATCATAAGGTCACTCCTCCAGAACAAAATCATACAATGACTATGACAATAATGAAAGATTCAGTATCAGTTGCTACACCAGTTAAAGATATTCAATACTCTAAAGAACCAAAAGGTTCTATAGATGTTGGTCTTAAAACTACAAAAAAGAAACTTAAACCAAAAACTAAAACAGTACAAAGCACATCAAATCCACATTCTAGATAATATAAATAGTTATATGATAACATATGAACAATTTATAAACGAGGGAGTTTACGATCCCAATATATTCAAAGCAGTTTTCATGGCAGGTGGCCCAGGCTCAGGTAAGACACATATTGCTGATAGAGCTGCTGGTGGATTAGGATTAAAGGCTATTAATTCTGATGATGCTTTTGAAAGGATTCTAAAGAAAGAAGGACTTTCCTTAAAGATGCCTGGCCCAGAAACCGTAGAAAAAGATTGGAATGTGCCACGAGCAAAAGCAAAGAGAGTAACAGTAAAGAAACAAGATGCTGCAGTCATAGGTCGATTAGGACTTCTTATAGATGGTACTGGTCATGAATATGATAAAGTTGCAACTCGAGCTGCCAAACTCAATCAACTTGGTTATGAAACCTCAATGATTTTTGTTAATACCTCACTAGAAGTTGCACTCGCAAGAAATCAAAAAAGACCTCGTTCAGTACAACCTTCCATCGCAAAGAAAAGTTGGCAAGATGTTCAAAATAATATGGGTAAATATCAGCTCTTCTTTGGGCCTGCGAATTTCTTTATTGTAGATAACAATGGAGTTGAACAGGATTTGGTGCATATTAGTGCAAAACACATCAGGCGAGCAATAGTAAAACCAGTAAAAAATGTTATTGCATTGGCCTGGATTGAAAATGAAATGAAAAAGAAAAGGAGAACATAATGACTTGGTTAGAAATATTTGGATGGTTTATGGCATTTTCTGTAGCAACTAGTTTGTTTTATAGAAAAGGGGTGAACGCCGGAATCAAACACGCAATGATGACATTAAATTTAGAACAACATCAAATTGAAAAATTAAATAAGGAATTAAAAAACGATGATGTAGCAATGAAAACTATATTAAATTAATTTTATCAAAATCTCTATTTGCATAAATAATAGTGTTCGCACTATAAGAAAAGAGAAAATCTTTTATATGTCCACAGACCTTCCCATTCTTTGGTTAGTAGAAGTAAGCGATTGTCAAAAGATAATCCGTGACAAGGCACAAGCATATAGTTATGCACATCAGTTACAAGCTGAAGGAAGAAACGTAGAGATATATGAGGATGGTAAACTCTTGGTTAAATTGAAATCACAACAACAGTATTCCCTTTTTGTATAAATATAATAAACAGATAACAAAAATAAAAAATGGCACTAGATAAAATCACCACAGGGGTTATTGCAGATGATGCTGTTGATGCAACTAAAATTGCATCAAATGCAGTAAATCTTGCAGAAATGGCAGGAGGTACAGATGGTCAAGTAATCACATACGATGCTTCTGGTGATCCAGTTGCAGTTGGGCCTGGAACAGATGGACAAGTCCTAACATCAACAGGTGCTGGTAGTCCTCCAGCTTTTGAAGCAGTTCCTAGTTTTGATGCAGATGCTGCACAAGTATTCAACGAGTCTGGTGCAGATGTAGATTTTAGGGTAGAAGGAAGTGGACAAGCCAATGCTTTGTTTGTGCAAGGTTCTGACGGCAAAGTAGGCATCGGAGATCCGGCCCCACCTAATTTACTGACAATAAAGGCAGATAATACATCTGCCGGCTCTGGGGATAATTATGGTCAGTTTATGATTCAAGGGGCAACCAATGAAAATGCCAGATTAAATTTTGGTGTAGATACAGATGCCTCTCCTGTATATGGATGGATAGTAGCAGGAGAAAATACAGTTGCATATAGAAATTTATGTCTAAATCCCGTAGGTGGCAACGTAGGCATCGGTACTACGGCTCCAGGCACTCCACTTCAAGTAACACATTCTTTAGATCATTCAGGTGGAGATTTTTATACAAATCTAAAAGGAGCAATATTTCTACAAAATACTAGTAGTACAGGAAGAACAGTTTTAAAATTTGAAAATGACAACTCAACCTATCCAGCAACAATTGTTTTTGGGGATTATTTTCAGATTTATGGTAGGACTGCAACTGCTACAAGATTGTCTATTGATGCTAGTGGAAATTTTGCAGGTTCAGCTTCATCTGATATTTCAGATGAACGATTAAAGGAAAATATTTCCTCAATTTCTGGAGCTTTAGCAACAATCAATAATGTAGAGGGAAGAACATTTACTTGGAAACCTGAAGCTAAGATGCCAGCAGGGACTCAGTATGGAATTATTGCTCAAGAGTTAGATTCGGTTGTGTCAGATTTAGTTTTTAATGAAAGTGGAATTAGGATATTTAATAAAGATAATGAACTAAAAGAAATAAAAGACTTAGAAACAGATGAATATGCAAAATCGGTTAAAATGACAGGACTTATTCCAGTTTTAGTAGAAGCAGTAAAAGAACTTTCTGCAAAAGTAACCGCACTAGAATCAGCATGACACTAGAAGAAGTTGAGAAGATAATCAATGATCTGAGAAACCAGATACCATCATTACAGATACAACTCCACCAAGCAGAAGGATACAAGCAAGCATTAGTTGATTTGGAAAAAGGAAAAGAAGAAAAAGAAACCAAACCAAAGTCTACATAAATTACCTACCTAAATACTTCCTGAACAGGAGGTTTATATAAATACTTCAAATAAGATATTTTTAACATTATTAGTTATAGCAATTTTAATTGGTATATTTGCAGGACAAATAGCTGCATGGTTTTGGTTATGAAATATATTGTAATAATTTTAATATTTGTACTTTGTGGTTGTGCTCCACCTT